AGATGGACAGCTAGGAAAATCAGGCACAGGCTCATTAATAATACCTTCTGTGATAACATCATCAGATGGTCAGCGTGGACAAGAAACATCGGCTAGTCTGGAAACAGGTTCGGTAACATTGAGTGGTGTTGGTACTGGTGTTGGTGGTGGTACTGGTAGTTTATTAATCGGTGCGATAACGATAAACGGCACAGGTGGAATTGATAGAGAAGGTACGGGAATATTAGTAACATCGGTTGTTACATTAAGCGGTATTGGCCAAAAAGGACAAGATGGAACGGGAGCCTTAGAAACACCATCAATAACAACATCTGGTGAAGGTCAGAAGGATGTATCTGGAGCTGGTTCTTTAGATATACCTGCAATAATAATGGATGGTTTTGGAATTCCAGGTACTCAATTAATTTCTGGAACGGGCGATCTAGAGATTGCTCCTATAGTGGTTGTTGGTGTTGGGATTGTAGCAGATGCTTTGCCTAATCAAAAAATAATCAATGACAGACTAGTAACCCAAAAAGTGGATGAGTTTGCATATGATTTACATAGTAACATATTGACAAGGGGCGAGGTTATTAATGAATATGCTATTACTGAGAGTATTGGTAACATATTATCAACATTAAGGGGCGAAAGATTATTTTCACCTAGATTTGGTTCAATATTACCATTAGTAACCTTTGAACAGTTAGATATAGAGTCGGCACAGGATTTAATTAGAATATTAATAAGAGATATTAAGAGATATGAGAAGAGAATAACGGTAGTTACAGAACAGATAACAATGGATATCAGAACGGATGATAATTCAATAATATTAGTAATACCATATGTAATCAACAGAAATGGTTTGGTTTCTAGATTCTCAAGAAAAATCATATTATAAATAGTTTAAGACGTACATACACAGGAGCGTAACATTGGCCGATTTATCAGCAACAGGTACACCAGAGACACCCAACATTGATTTTGGTGGACAGGGAACAATACCTAACTATACCCCAGAGGGTTTAGCAGATGCTACGGCTATGCCTAATGAATTTTTTAATTTTTTTCAGAATAAGAATTATGATGCCGATAGAAACTTATATGCAAATCTAGTAACCGAAGGGTTGAATATACAGGGTAATCCAATGATGTATTATGTTGTAAATTTCGATACATCGGCAAATGCATTATTTGGTGAGGATGATATTAGACCTGTAGAGAGAAGATTTCCATGTATGGCATCTTTTGAACTTCCTAAAGAAGAAAATCTATATGGTAGATTTGGTTTGGAAGAGTTGGATAATTTCGAGATGCTTGTTAGCAAAAAACATTTCGCAACGGCATCCCGCTATGATACTAGTGGAGTTTCATTATTCCCAGTAACAAATCCAACAGATGTTTCTGCAACATACGCACAAGCAGATCCTAGTGTGGGTGATATTATGAGAGCGGAATATAACAATACATATTATGAGATAATTGAAGTAAAAGAAGAAGTGGAGATGTTTTTACAAGTGAAACATTCTTGGAAATTGATAGTTAAAGTAATGGTTGATCAAAACCTTACATTCTCTCCAATAACTAGCGGAGCAATGGCTGATATTATGGATGTGATGGATCAACCTGATATATTGGATGATACTGCTATCGTAGATACATTAAAACCAGCGATATTATATACATGTGCAACTGATGAAGAAGCAGATGGACAAGATCCAATCGGCGACGATTTTTGGAACTAGGAGTTAATAAATGGCATTAATACCCGATGATTACATACCTGAATCAATAAAGGCCGTTATTATAGGTCTTATGAACGAATTTAACGGAATCAAAGTACATGATTTCGAAAATGGTGCTATTGTGAGAACATTGGATGTTCCTATACAATTAGCCGAAAAAGAGAAATATTATGCTTTAAAGAAAGAAAAAGAATCAGGTAAAAAATATTATCCGAAGTATCCTAAACTTTCTTTATCTTGGTTATCGACTCAATATAATGGTGAACGGGCCAAGGGAACCAATGTATCTAGAATGTGGTATAATTCTTTATCTGCATTGTCTGATGTTGATGCATTTATCGCCGATGTTAACCCAGTGCCGTATGATTTAGGTTTCGAACTAGCAATCAGAACGCAGAGTTTGAGTCATTTCACACAAATCTTAGAACAGATATTACCATATTTTGATCCAGCTAGACACCTAAGAATTAAGGAATTTAGATTTCTTAACATAGAGAGGAACATCAAAGTAAGATTGGATGGAATTTCTCAGGAATTTTTGGTTGAGCAGGGTGAAGATGTAAGAAGATACATTAATGGGAATTTGAATTTGACATGCGAAGCTCATATGTACACTGGATTTTCTGATGAATCGGTCATTAAAGAGATTAAAACGAAGTTTTGGGAAGGTGCTCTTACTGATGAGTTATCCGCAATGAGTAATATTGATATGTCTGGATGGGATTCTACATCAGCATTTCCGACTAGTTCCTATACATATAGTGCGAATGTTGTTGATGATGAGGTCAATTTTGATGTTTATGTTAATAAATATTTAGATGATTGTTAAGAGGCATTATGAACAAGCAAGAGATGGTAAAGAGCAAAGTTAACGGGTTTTTAGGGCTGGTAGGAAAGTACAAGAGTGTACGTTTAGGACTAGTATTTTTGATGTTATGTTTAGGCATATTCATCATTTCGGCATCTAAGATATCCTTTTTCGGTATAAATATAGAAAGAGACTTGTCAGATCACATAATAGAAGGTGATGGACATGAACATTATGATAGGGATACTTTAGGTTACTGGGATTCGAAAGACTAATCCCGATGTTTATTAAAATAGGTGAATTATGGATGAAAACAGAGAAGAAACGAATGATACTTTCGATAACATAAGCGAGAGTCTTAATACGTCTTTTTCAGGTGAAGTCAGTAAAGGTGAAAAACTAGTAACCCAAGTTGAGGAAATAGTAGCAAAGCCGAAAGGTGAATTTGATTTTGAAGAAGGGGTATATCTCAAACAAGAGTTAAAATCCTTGGTATCCAACATCAATGTTGTTATGGATTTATTGAAGAATGATATTAGGTTGGGTTCCCCTCCTAGAATGTATGAAGTTCTGGGTTCTTTGGGTAATTCTAAAGCCAATGCCTTGAAAGAGTTGATTAATATAGAGAAAGCAATTTTAGATGCTAAAGTGAAGATGAAAAAAGTAGATGCTACGAGTGGTCAAACTACAGTTAATAATTTGAATTTAAATTCCAAGGATTTGTTAGCAATGGTAAACGATGTTAAGAAAAACAATTCCTTAAAAGAAGTTAAAGCAGAATTCAAAATAGGTGAGGCCGAATAATGTCATTAAGTTTTAAAAGGTTCTATGAAGAAGAACATTACCAATCGATATTTGAAAAGACTTTTAATAAGTACTACAAACGTGGTCACTGGGGAGCGATAGAGAAAGATAAAATCTATGAGCAACAATGTGATTGGTTCAACAAATTAAAACTGATTATCGAAGAGAAGGACTATGGTTCTTTAGTGGATGTATTGGGACATCGGGATAATGCAGTTTCCAGAGAATTATTTAGTCGGGTGACTAGGATAAATATAAAGAAAGCAAAGGCAAAACTTGTAAAGGAAAAGCTACAGGAATTTTGTTTTAATGAGTCAGTTAAACCTAAGAATTGAGGTAATATATGCAGTTAGGCGGGTCTAGGAATGCGAGAATACAACGACATGGTTCATCCAAACCATTTAAGAAACTAGAACCCCTAGAAGAATTAAATAAAAGAAGAAATTTAAAGGATAGGAAAAAGAACCTATTAAAGAAACTGGATGGTTTCGATGAAAAAACAATTAGTGAACTTTTACATAGTGGCTTGATAAATCGTGATGATGTTAAAGACCTTAAAGTTATAAACAGGAAAGATAAAAAATGACTTACAAAAATTACCTAAATGAAGAATCTGGCAAATGGCAAAAAGACACCAAAGCATACATTACCAAAGTTATGAAGTCGATGCCTAGCGACAAACAAGATTTCTTAAAAGGAATCAAATCGTTTTTGGATAAAGAAGATTATTTGTCCGATAAACAGAAACAATCATTAGGTAACATTTCGTTTAAAGGGGGAAGTAGTGATAAAGCCAAAGGTGATTCGAGCAAAGCAACCAAAGAAAAGGGTTCCGAAGCAAAAGATACTGGGAAGAAAAAAACCAAAAGCGAACCTGCTAAAGAAAATAAGGCCAAAGAAAAACCTGCTAAAGAAAATAAGGCCAAAGAAAAACCTGCTAAGAAAGAGAAAAGTGGGAAAGTAAGCGGGAAAAATTCAAAAGCGATAGCTTCAGCCGTTGGGACTTTCCTTAAAAAGGTTGGTGAGAAGGGTAAGGATGCCTCTAAGGGAGCACTGAGAAGTGCCGATTCCAAACTAGCCGATACGGTAGAGAAAGGCGTAGAGGGCGGTAAGAGCGTTAAGGATGCCACCACAGATGCGTTTAAGAACATGAAGAATAAATTGGCAGATGAAGAAAAAGAAAATAAGGCCAAAATTAAACAAAGACAACAGGAAGATAAAGCCCGTAAGAAAAAGAATGAAGATTTTTCTGAGAGGTTTACGAAGTTTATAAAATAATATGTATCTAAAAGATCCTACATTAAGAGGGCCAGGTGAAAAGGTCAGCATGACCGAAAGGCGTTTGCTTGAATATATTCGATGTAAAGAAGATATTCTCTATTTCGCAGAAAAGTATTTCACCATTATCAGTATCGATAAGGGCCGACATAAAATTCAACTTAGAGAATATCAGAAGAGAATTCTCAAAGCATTTGTAGATCCACCCGATAAAGATAAAAGACATGTTGCCATGTTAGCATCTAGACAGATCGGGAAAGCGTTATCACTAGATACCCCAATATTGACTCCAGATGGTTTTAAGTTATTGGATCAACTTTTAGTTGGTGATGTTATATACGGTGCTGATGGTAAAGAAACTAAAATTAATTATATAACTGATGTGATGTATGACCATGATGTTTATGAAATAGAGTTTGATAATGGAGAAAAAATAAAATCGGATGCCGAACATACATGGAGAGTCTCATCTGTAGATTTTCAAAGATCTGATGAAAAATATAGAAACTTAAATACAGAACAATTAATTCCTTATTATGAACGGTTGTCGAAAAGGGCAAAACCATCTAGATTATTTGTTGATAATAATAAAAGCATAGAATTTAAAGATAAACCCTTAGACATACATCCTTATTTATTGGGATTGTGGATTGGCGATGGTAACCGAAGCCAAGGAAGAATAACATGTAGTTTGGATGATTATGAATTTTATTCAAAGAAATTGACTGTTCTTGGGTATGTATTGTCAGATTTCAAATTAGATAAAAGAACAACAAGTACGGGTTATTTTTCTGTTAAAACCTTGGAAACCAAATTAAAAAAATCGGGTGTATTTAAAAATAAACATATACCACACGATTATCTATTTAACTCTACCGAAAACCGTTTAGAATTATTAAGAGGGTTAATGGACTCCGATGGACATTGTAATAAAAAAGGAACCTGTCAATTTTATCAATCAGATAAACCTATAATAGAACAAGTTAATATGTTAATTTGTTCTTTGGGCATCAAAACTAAGATAAAAGAAAAAACAACCCCACATAAATTAGCATACATGATAACTTTCGTCAGTAGCGAAATGTACGTTTTTAATTTAAAAAGAAAAAAAGTAAGACAATTTAATATATCAAACCACCCGAAAAATAAAAGAATATATATAAAGAATATTAAAAAGATATCTTCAGAGGCTGTTAAATGTTTACAAGTAGATAATAAAGATCATTTATTTTTATGTGGAAAAACTTTAATTCCCACACACAACACTACAGTATCTACGATATATCTAACACATTACATCCTATTCCAATCGGATAAAACTGTTGCAGTATTGGCGAATAATGAAAAAACAGCCAAAGAAATTTTAAGAAGAATCAAACTAGCAATCAAAGAAATCCCCGTATGGATGCAACAGGGAGTAAGTGATGAAAATGGTGGCTGGAATAAGAACGGTATCGGTTTCGATAACGGTAATAGAGTTATAGCAGGTTCAACCGCTTCTACTGCAATTAGAGGTGAAGCAATCGCTTTGTTGTATCTGGATGAATTTGCGTTTGTACCTGATAACATAGCCGACGAATTTATGGATTCGGTCTATCCTACGATCTCTTCTTCAAAGCAATCTAAGATGGTTATTGTATCTACCCCCAAAGGAATGAACCATTTCTACCATATATGGAAAGGGGCTATAGAAATAGATCCCAATAAGAAGACTAGTTTCTTCCCTATTAAAATTAACTGGAATGAAGTTGAGGGTCGAGATAAAAAATGGAAAGAAGGGATAATAAGAGATAAAGGAATACAGCATTTCTCTCAGGAATATGCCTGTAAATTCTTAGGTTCATCAAATACATTGATTGATCCTGAAATCCTAGAAAGAATACATCCAGTAGATCCTATTGAATTAAAAATGGGGTTTAACTTACATATATTCGAGAAACCGATAGTGGGTGAGATGTATATGTTAGGAGTTGATAGTGCGAAAGGGACAGGTAAGGATTATTCTGTAATCCAAGTACTGAGAATTGTCCATGAACATGATATCCGACAGGTGGCTATATATCGATATAATCTAGTCGAGACTCAGGATTTCGCTGAAATATGTATATCAGTATCCGAATATTACAATGAAGCCTTTATGATGATAGAGAATAATGATGTTGGTGGAGAGGTTGCGAAGCTAATCTGGTATCAATATGAATACGATAAGGTTCTGAATTGTGATAAAAAAGGTATTGGGATACGTTCTACCCGTTCTTCTAAATTATCGGCTAATGTATTTTTAAAACGATATATGGATCATGGGTGGCTAGAAATTTGTGAAAGGAACACGTTATATGAGCTTTCCAGATATGAAGAGGTAAGACCCGATGTATTTAAGGCTCCTAGAGGGTCAAATGATGATTGTGTGACTTCCTTATTGTGGGGATTGTATTTCTTATCAACCATCTTCTTTGAGGGCAAAAACACGAATGTTAAGGTAATAGACCCGAAATTCAGGATTCAGATGGAAGATACGAATGATGATGCCCCGATATTCTTCGATACCGATGGTAACAACATAGATGATTCGTACATACCAGATACATCGGAAGGTTGGGGATATGAGCAAGATGGGACGGAAGATTTCTTCTAAAATTTAAAATTTCGTACTTATTATAAATACCTGTATATAGAAATTATTGATTACAAAAGTGAGTGAAGGATGTTTATTAAATAGTTATACATAGGAGTATAAGATATGGCAGTTTCGTTTAGAACACCTGGAATTCAAAGAAGCGAAAAGGATTTATCCGAAGTAGTATCACCAGCAGGTACTAGCACAGGGGTTATAGTTGGTGGAGCTTCAAAAGGCAGACCAAATACAAGAGAATTGGTTTCAACAGACAAAAAATTCGTAGAAAAATTCGGTTCCCCAACCGTACCCACCACAACTACATCAGATTTTGGTGTATATGGTGCGTTGCAATTTTTGCAAGAATCATCTTCAATGTACTTTACAAGAGTTACAAATGGTGATGAACAGTATTCAAACGTATTTTTACCAACTACAGGCGGTACATCTGCCACTAGTGCGGTAGCAAGTGCAACACTTTTAGCAAATAGCACAAGTGCTTATGCTTCAATTGATGCAAATACGAATGATACAAATTATGATTTAGACAATTATACAGGAACATCGGCAGATGGTTCTAATGCTTCGTTATTAATTAGTAATGTAGGCCCTGGAATTTATGGTAACAATGTAGGTGTTGTAGTAACAACATGTGCAAGTTATGATACTGCTTCAAGTGCAAATCCAGTAGATTGGGCATGGAATTATGATGATGTAGAAGCAGATGGAACACCTTCATCGGCCACAGATGCTATTTGGAAGAAAGTAGTTAGAATTGATGTATATACTAGAGCAACAACATCTGATTCTTTTCCTTCGGAAGCGGAAGAAACATTTTACGGTACAGCAGGAGACTTATTAGCTCCTAATGGTACACAACTTAACATCGAAGAAACTGTTAACGGAAGATCTCAGTATATCTATGTTAATAACTTGATGACAGCAGGAACAAGACCAGAAGAAACAGGTTCATTGGCAACGGTAGCAAGTACAACAGTTACGGTTACTCCATTGGCAACTGGGGTTGATTCTTCAACGGACGTTCTAGCTGGAAGAGTTGTAAATGGGTTGGCATACTTCTATAACGATAGAGAAAAAGTAGAATTTAACATATTGATTAATACATGGGCAGATACATCTAATTCCAACACCGTTGCGAATCAGATTGCTAGTGTAGTAAGCAATAGAAGAGATTCTATCGGTACAGCACAAATTGGATACAATACAGATTTCGATGCTCAAACTATTATCGACCTTGGAAATGCACAATCATTTCCTGCTCCGTCTTACATGGCGAAATATACAGGTTGGTCTTTAATCTTCGATTCGTTCAATGATAAAAAAGTATTCATCCCTAACTCAATTTACGGTGCTGTTGTAATGGCCAGAACGGATAGAGTAGCGGAAACTTGGTTTGCACCAGCAGGTATAAACAGAGGAATCTTGCCTGTATTAGGACAAAATGTAGTATATAACAAAGCTAACTTGGGTAACCTATATAGCAATAACATCAATCCTATCATGTTCATAAAAGGACAAGGTAGTACGGTTTGGGGTCAAAGAACTGCACAAAGAAAAGTTTCTGCCCTTAGAGAAATCGCTATAAGAAGAATGTTGTTGTTCGTAGAGAATTCAATCGAACCTGATTTGTTACCATTCATATTCGAACCGAATAATGATTCTGTAAGATTAAGAGTTTTCACAGTTATTGATAACTTTTTAAGTACAGTTAAAGCGGGTGGAGGAATGGAAGCCTACAGAGTAGTTGTGGATGATAGTAACAATACAGCACAAGATAAAGACAATAATCTTTTGAATGTGGATGTATATGTTACACCAACTAGAACTATTGAGTTCATTAAACTTCAGATGATTATCACTAGAAGTGGTGTTAATTTAGCGGAAGTATCGGCTTAATAGAACGGGTGGCTAGAAATAGTCACCCGTTTTAAAAGGATAATAACATGAAATTTAAACAATTCTATTTAGAAGAAACTACGCTAATCAAAGGCATTCGAAAGATAGCTGAAATGAAAACAGACAAAATGCAAAAAGTTGGCGATTATGACATGGATGTTAAGACAGCGAAAGCGATTATGGATGCTTATGATGTATTGCCTAAAGATAAGAAGAAAGCAATGGCTAGTATGCCTCTAGGTAGATTGACCGATGTTGCTTGGCAAACAAAAGGGTTCCAAGAGAACATCAATGAAGGCACAATGAGTAGCAAAAGTGATCCGAAGATATATGCGGATTTACAAAAAGAAGCTAAAAGGATAGCGAATGGTCTTACTAAAGAAGTAACAACATCCGTTAATTCTGTTATGAAAAAACATGGTTTAGATGATAACCCTCAAAACAGTAAGTTTGTAACGACAGATCAAGGGCCATTGGCGATAGATAGAGCTATAGGTGCTATGGTAGCGAATTATCTCGTACCAACACAAAAGTATAACATAAAGTTTAAATAGTACAAAATTATAAGTAAGGAAAGGTATATGAAATTTAGAGAATATTTAAAAGAAGATGTGATTTCCCAATTAAAAGGCATAGTAAAGGATCATCAATCCGAAAAGGTTGCAGGTCAAATGGTCGATGTTCAATCTGCAAACGCAATTTTACAGGTTTATGATGCTTTAAAACCAGATACAAGAAAGAAATACATAAAAATGCCAATCAAGAAGATGTCTGATTTCGCATGGAGCATGATGAAATAACATCGAAACATATCCAAACTATAAATATAAGTAAAGAGATTCAAAGGAGAACGAAACATGGCTAATTTTACAGTAGCAGGAAGACTTAAAAATCTACCAGATCCACAGAAACAATTCTTGTGGGAATTAATTATTCCCTCTATAGAAGAGTTGGATGAAGACGACATGGTTGTAAGGGCCAGAAATGTTATGATTCCAGGTCGAACAATAACACCCATAGAATCGTTTTTCATGGGAACTAAACAGTATTTTGCGGGTAGAACCGAATACACTGGGACGTTTACTGTTCAATTTGAAGAATTTGAGGATCAAAAAGTACATACTGCAATGCATTCGTGGATGCAATTAATACAGGATTACGACCCAGCTTCACCTACAGCGGGCGGGCAGAAAGTTTCATCAAAACAAGATTATGTTAAGAACATTGTTCTTAAAATGTATAAGAGTGACCAAACTAAACTGGATAAAGATGTTGTTTTTTATCAAGCATGGCCTACATCAGTGGGCGATTCTGTGATAGACTATACCGCTAATGATACAGTTAAGTATGACGTCACGTTTCAATATGACTTTTGGCTTCAACGCTAAATTGATAGATAACAGTCGTTTAAAAGGGAAGGATTTAATTATCCTTCCCTTTTTTGTATGTATATTTTAATTGTCCTGAATCGTATATTCTATAATATTTTCGTTCATACATAATTTCTTTTTCCGTTTTTTTGGGATTGAATCCCTCTTTAATTAATAGGGTTTTTCTATAACGAAATCTATTTTCTCGAATTCCGTTAATAATGTAAAAATAGTTTGGTTCGGTTTGTTTAACTAAATCAAAACCTAATGTATTATAAAGATTCCCGTTTGACCAAGAACGATCCGCATATGATATCAATTCGTTGAACATGTTGTTCTTTATGAAATGTTTAAATAATTTAGATGCCCCTCCCACAACATTAGTATTTAATTTATTGCAAAATCGTAACATCTCCATTTTATTTTTTTCAAATCGACTGTTACCAAATGTCATTAGGGATACTATAACATCGTTATGTATTAAACAATATTTAATAGAACTTGGGGCATAGCCTTGTATGTGGTTCTCAATTAAAAATTTCTTTTCTTCTTTGGGTAAACATATCCGCATTTCACATTTTCGGGCATATATATGTTCGCTGTTTTTTTTCAATAGATTTATTATCCTAGATTTTACGATGGTAGGCTTATAATCCCAATCGTCTTCATATACATTTATCAACAATATCCCCAAACGGTCACAGTCGTTTGTTTTTTCTAAATGGTATGATTTCGGCTTGTGTAATTCGGAGTGCCAATATAAACCATTAAACTCGAAAGCTATTTTTAAATCAGGTAAATATATATCAAGTTCTCGATTCTTGAGAATTGTTTGTTTGTTTGTTATTATCTCCCCAACATAATTGTTTTTTATAAATTCATATAATCTATTTTCTTTAATAGATGTTCCTGTTATCTGCTTGGTTAAATCACCATTCAAATGTTTTCTTCTTTCTAAATTATAAAAAGTTGTTGTTATGGATTTTCTAGTTTTCTTATGTTTTATGGTTATATGGTAATAATTCTTGTATTCTATTAAATAATAATCATCACCAATAAATTCTATAATTTTCTTGGTAAAGTTTTCATTTCTAGTCACCCGACTTTTTTCTGTTCTCGCTTTCTGCCCCTCTTGAGAAATTATTTTTATTTTTCTTTGGATTTCTTTGTTCTTGAACGGATTATCCACCCCAAACTTTTTCAAACATGTTATCTTAGATTTTTTAGTATTTCGATAATGTTCGTCACCATATTTTTCTAATTTGGTATTTCTGGATTTTTTCTTGTTATTCTCAGACTGAAAACTAAAATCAACCTTGTATTTATTCTGACAAGTTTCCTTTGTCTTCTCTTTATACCATTCCGTTTTTGATATGTTATCTACACCATATTTAACCATACATGTATTTTTAGCTTTTTCTCCTTTACATTTATAACATCCTTTACCACTTAGATGATTATTTGGTTTTTGTTCCCACTCACCATGTTCCTTACATATGATTATTAATTTGGTTTGGCTGTTGATATATATGGATTTAGAATAAACGTATTTGTATTTGTGTATTTTGTTGGCTTTTATTATAAATTCTTCGGTGGTTAATTTCTTCATTATACATTCCATAGTTCGTGTTGTTATACTATTATATATAATATTTGTGGGTTGTCAATAGTAAACTGGTATAAATACCTATAAAGAGGGGTATGAATGCCATTAGAACGGGATATATTTGAAAAAAACTTCAAGAAAAAGACTATTCAGAGAATAGACAGATTTACAGTATCTATTGAAGAAAATCGCCCCAACCAAGCCCTAGCCAAGAATGAAACCCAATCTGCTATCTTAAAGGATATGCAAGCTAGATGTGGTTCTATGCCTACCATTCAGCAATACGAGGTGGGTAATGTTACCATACCAACATGGAACTTCGAGAAAGAAGTGGTTCCTCAAGGTGTATTTAAACAATCATTCCCTGTTCTGAAACATGAAGGTTTCGAGTTAACAGCCATGTTTGAAGACGATGCGCATGGTACGATGCCTAGATTTGTAAGATGGTGTCAAGCTAGGATTATGGATGAAAATGGTCTGTATTATCCAAAAAAGTTTAGTAACATAGGGACTATTATAGTAGATACATATAACGATGTACATGATGTGATATATAGATACACATACCTCGATTGTTATTTTTTAAGAGCTACCCCATTAACCTTTGATTATGCCCAACCTTCTGCTCAGAAGTATTCGATAACATTTGGTAGTGACCAAAACGAATTCTATTATGACCAGACGATTGTTAATAACAAGGGAGTATAAATAATTAAGATATTGAATTTGAAAAGGAGTATAATTAATGAAAATGCAAGAATATGATCCAGATAATGAAAATGTGGACTCATCTCAAAAAGCGGTTCCAACCCCTAAAAAGACTAGCCCGAAACAACCAGTAAAACCGAAAGCTCCACCAAAGCCAGCGGAAATTGGTTATGAGCAGATTACAGGATTCCCAACGGGTGCTTTGATGTATCCAGAGGATATTATTATCAAGGCAAGACCTATGGGTGTTGGTGAAGTTAAGATGTTGTCTAATATGACAGAGGACAATGCGAATGATATTATTAATGATGTATTGTCTAGAACGGTACAGGGTATCGAGATAAGTGAATTGTATGCATCTG